TGCAAGTGAACAAGGGTAAGTACTTTGGCGTGCAAGTCAACGACGTTTTGGCTTATCAGTCAGACATGTCTTTGATGAACATGTTTACCGAAGACGCTGCCAAGCAGTTGAAGATCGCCATCGAAAACGAAGTGTTTTTCAATAGCTTTGTGACCGAAGGCCCCGCTGCTGCTAACGAAGGCGCTACCGCTGGTGCTATTTCTGCTGCCTACAACTTGGGCACGGATACCGCTCCTATCGACCAAGCTACCCCTGAAAACGTGTTGAAGGCTATCCTCCGCATGTCTACAGCCTTGGACGAGCAGAACGTTCCTGAAGATGGCCGTTACTTGATTATCACCCCCTTTGACCGTCACCTGTTGATGCAATCAAGCATCGCTCAGGCGTACTTCTCTGGCGATAACTCAAGCACTGTTCGCACCGGCAAGATCGGTATGCTAGACCGCTTTAGCGTTTATGTGTCTAACCTGTTGCCAAAGGGTGCAGCAGCTAAGGCATTGGTCGCTGGTCTGTCTGCCGCTTCTGGCGGCGCTTCATTGACCAATGCCAAAGCACGTCGTACGATGATCGCTGGTACTAAGGCCGCAACGTCTTTCGCCATGACCATCAACAAGACTGAGCCTTTGCGTAACCAGACAGACTTCGGCGACATCGTTCGCGGTCTGGCTGTCTACGGCCGTAAGGTCGTTAAGAATGAAGCCCTCGTGGTTGCTCAGGTTGGTTCAGCTACCTAATCGTAGCTAATGGATGGGGGCTTCGGCCCCCTCCTCTTTTGGAGACTCTATGAATGCAATTGATTTGATGGGCCGTCTAGGTGGTTCTATCTTAGGTCATAAAATCCGCGCTACGATCAACGGCGAAATTGTCATTTTGGCCAAGTTAAACGGCGAAAAATGGGAATTAACCGAAAAAGGCCAGACTTTGGCTAATGAACACTCGAATGCTGCAGCAGAGGAAGAAGCAGCGGCAGTTAAAGCTCGCAAAAAATCTGTGGCTGCTGTAGAATCGGTTCAACTGGCTCTTGACGCAGAACAAGACGCCCCTAAAAAATGAGGTAATCCATGGCAACCGCTAAAGTTGTAGATATTGTCAGCAGAGCTAAAACTCTATTGCAGGACACCACATCTGTGCGGTGGCCCCTTACCGAACTTCAATTGTGGCTGAACGATTCTTATCGAGATATTGTTAACCTACGCCCAGACGCCAACACACAGACCGGAACGCTAACGTGCGTTCAAGGCCCGAGGCAAAATGTCACTACGGGGTTTTCGACCGCCCTGCGGCTTATTGATGTCGTGCGCAATGTAGCCGCTACTTCTGATAAAAGCGCAGTACGGATAACGAACCGAAACATGCTAGACGACCAACGTCGCACATGGTACGCAGAGACGCCCACCGTGAACGTGCAACATTACATGTTTGACCCGCGCTTACCAAAAGAGTTTTTGGTTTATCCTCCTGCTACAACGAGCGCGCAGCTAGAGATTGTTTACGCGTCTGTCCCTGCCGGTCACGGCTTAACAGAAGTTCAGCTCGGCAATACTGCAACGACTGACACAATCAGTGTTGATGATAGTTATGCTGGGGCTATCCTAGACTATATTCTGTACCGTGCTTATAGTAAAGATTCAGAGTACGCTAGTAACTCTCAGCGTGCAGTCGCGCACTACCAAGCCTTCCAAGCCGCCCTAACGGGCAAAGGGCAAGTTGAGGCCGCTTCACAACCCGGAGTAGCATAATGGCAAAAGTGTGGGATGACTTCTTACCGCTGGCGAAGCCCCACATTCCGGGCTGCCCGGACATTACTGTTAAAACGTACTTGGCAATTGTTGCCGCAGACTTTTTCAAGCAAACGCATCTTTGGCGCGATGACATTGATCCTATTTTTACAGCCCCCGGCGTAGTTGAATACGATCTTAGTGCGGATGTTTTGGTAGAGGACGTAGTTTCTGTGGTTGTGGATGAGACAGAGATTATGCACACCGACGTACGGATAATCCCAAACAATCGTCGGTATGAAACTGGCAGGCCCACACACTACTGGATACACTCTGACAACTCTATCCGGCTGTTTCCTATTCCAGATGGGCGTATTCGCCTTCGCCTTACCGGCATTCTTAAACCCAGCCGAACAGCTACGGGTGTAGAAGACTGGGTTTATGAGACGTGGGCGGACGCTATTGTAAGCGGCACTATTGCTCGCTTGGCTATTATCCCGGGAAAAGAGTGGACCGACCCCGGTTTGGCGGAAGTAAACAACCGCCAATACCAAAAAGCTGTCACACACGCACGTATTCGTGATGCAAGAGGTGTTGGCCGCGGCGTAAAACTACGCCCTATCGCTTAAGGAAACGCCATGGCTGAAAAAATAAAACTTGTTCGCGGCGATATTAACCGCCCGCAGATTCAGGCTACGATAACAGACGAAAACACAAGCGGTGTTATTGACATTACTAACGCCACCGTCCTTCTAAAGTTTCGCCAGACCGGGGCTACCACGCTTACCGATACCATCACCGGGACAAGCATTGATCCTACTAATGGCGTTGTGGTGTTTGCTATGTCTCAGACAGCCTTAGCGGGGGAACCCGGCGATTATGAAGGCGAGATAGAAGTAACGTTTGCTGCTGGCGGCGGTGTCCAGACAGTGTATGAACGTTTAAAGTTCTTTATACGAGAGCAGTTCTGACATGAGAGCAAGCGTAGAGTACGTCAAGCTACAGGCGGCGATTAGTGCTGTCAAATTAGAAGCTACTACTCAGTACACCTTGTTGCAGGCAAAAACCGTTGTCGGTTTCTTTATAGATTTTCTTGAGTTTGCAGACACAGCAACGCTTTCTGATGAAGCGCTATTTGACATTGGTAAATCGCTTTCTGACATAGCCACAGCCGCAGACGCAGCCGCCGTTACATTCGATAAAGTCCTATCTGATTCCGCACGGGTTACTGACACCGTCTCAGCGGGCTTGGAAAAGGCTGTAAACGACCTTACCGCGAATGCAGATGTTGTGTCTAGGCTTACCGCTAAAGCGCTGTATGACGCTGTTTCCGCTATTGACGACGTTAACGGCGCAGCTGCAGATGACGACCAAAATATTCAGTTTGTTAAGGTACTGAACAACACCGCGTCTGCTGACGATTATTTTTCTCGCGTCGTGTCTTTTGTACGTAGCGTGGCAGACGAAGCCAGTGCTAACGACGCCGCTGCCAAGGCTTTCATTAAGGAATTGACGGACACAGTGAGTGCTGTTGATTCTTTTGACTATATAAAAGGCAACCTCCAAAACCCTGCCGACTCTAGTACAGTTAGTGATAGTACGTCCGTTGGGGTTGGAAAAGCCGTTTTCGACACTGCTAGCACCGCTGAAGCAGCGTTTATTTCTTTCCTTCGTACCTTGACTGACAGTGCTGTTACGGGGGATACTCAGGCATTGGCTGTTGGTAAAATAGCAGCAGATGTAGCAGCGCCCTCGGACTCAGGGGTGTTGGTAAATCAGGGCTACTGTGACATAATATATTTCGCAGAAGACTACGTTGGGCAGCGCATCACCTTTTAAGGATTTTTATGAACACGAATGAAAAAGTCGCCGCCACAGGCGCAGTGCGAGTTTTAGTAACCGGTGCCGATGGCGCCGTAAAGCACGAACAAAACATTAAGAATCTGGTTGTAACGACTGGGCTTAGCTATATTGCTAGCCGCATGAAAGACACTGCAGATACAGCCATGACGCACATGGCCGTCGGCGCAGGTACGACCGCAGCCGCACTTGGCCAAACCGCGTTAGTTACAGAGTCTGCTCGCGTAGCGTTGGCCTCTACCACGGTTACCGCTAACGCCATTGAATACGTTGCTACCTTCCCTGCAGGCACTCCCGCTACACTGACCGCTCTTACTGAGGCGGGTGTGTTTAACGCATCTTCTAGCGGCACCATGTTGTGTCGCACAGTGTTCGCTGCTGTTAATAAAGACGTAGGCGACACAATGTCTATCACATGGACTATTACTATTTCTTAATTGGGATTATGAATGAGCACCATCGTCACCCGCGCCGGGAAAGGATCGCCCTTAACGAATGCTGAGGTCGATACTAACTTTACTAACTTAAACACCGACAAAGTTGAGGTTGTTGGTGCGCCGTCTGACGGCCAAGCAGTAATTTGGGATGCTGATAGCTCCCAGTGGGTCCCGGGGGCGGTTGACGCGTTACCTTCCCAAACAGGTAATGCCGGTAAATATTTAACAACTAATGGAACAGCTGCATCTTGGGCTGTTATTCAAGACCCAATAGATTCTGCCATCGCTATGGCTATTGCACTAGGATAGGGAAATAAAATGGCAAATTCATTTAAAAATGCAGCAGTAGCGGGTGTTGGTAGTTCTGCAGCTACGATATACACAACTCCCGCCGCCACCTCTACTACGATTATAGGGTTAACAATTGCTAACGTTCTTGCGACACCAATAACGGCAGATGTTTATATTACACTTAGTGCTGTAGATTATTATTTAATTAAGAACGCCTCTATTCCTCCGGGCGGTACATTGGTCCCTGTTGGTGGGGATCAGAAGGTGGTATTAGAAACAGCTGATTCAATCAAGGTAGTAGCTAACACAGCTGCTTCTTGTGACGTAATCATTTCTGTTTTGGAGATTAGCTAATGGCTTATGTAGGCTCAACCCCCGCAGAATTATTTGGGACATTAAATCCCAACTCTGTTAAAACTATTGACATACAAGATGATGCAGTAACTGCAGCTAAGATTGCAGCTGGTGCGGTTGCCTATGCTGATGTCACAGGTACACCTACATTAGCTACTGTAGCAACTACAGGTGCCTACAGTGATGTCACAGGTACACCTACATTAGCTACTGTAGCAACTACAGGTGCTTATGCCGATGTCACAGGTACACCTACATTAGCTACTGTAGCAACTACAGGTGCTTATGCCG